GGCCGAATCGCATCATCTCGCTTGGGCTGGCGCTGGCGAAAATATACGGGAAGCAATCCGCACAACCATCATTGCCATATCTCTTTCACTAGCAAAGGTGATGAGGATGGCTCGTTCTTTAATATCCCACTACTAGGAGCAAACAAATGACAGAGATGATCTACGCAGCTATAGCCCTTGCAGCAATCCCAGCAATTCGCGCAGCGATTAAATCGTACCGGGCAAAGAAGGCTCTGAAAGATGTTCTAGTCGATGCAGTTGAAGCAGCAGTAGATGAAATCGATCATAAGAAATGACACTTCAGGATTACGCTGCACTTGCAGTAGCGATCGTGACGGTGCTGGGTGGTGTAACTGCGATGCTGCACTTCTTGGTTCGTCACTATTTAGCGGAGTTGAAGCCAAATAGCGGCTCAAGCCTAAAAGATTCAGTAAATCGTTTAGAGACACGCGTTGACAAAATCTACGAAATCTTATGCGATAAGTCACAATAAGACTATGGCTCGTAAAAAGGTTATTGATCTCGATACATATTCAGCATTAGATGCTTGGGCTATTGGCCTGCAGGAAATGTATCGGGCGCTTCGTCGCGCAGGTTTCGAAGTTGATTTAGCCCTTGGAATCATAACTGAGCCATCAGCTTATCCAGATTGGATTCTCCCTAAGCCAGACCTCATTCCACACACTTGGGATGATGAAGATGACGATGAGGACTAATAATGAAAAGAACTGTAATCGTTCCAGATTTACAGGTTCCATATCACGATGAAGTTGCTGTTCGCAATGTTGCAAGTTTTATTAAGGCATACAGGCCAGATAGCGTTATTACATTGGGAGATGAAATCGACCTCCCACAGATCAGCCGATGGACAGAAAACACACCGGGCTGGTACGAGCAGACACTAGCTGATGATCGAGACCAAGCCGTAGAAGTTTTATGGTCGCTGGTCGAGCATTCTAAAGAAGCCCACATGATCCGCTCAAACCATACGGATCGGCTTTACAACGTCATTATGAAAAAGATTCCAGCGTTTCTGGCATTGCCAGAGTTGCGTTTTGAAAAGTTTTTGAAACTCGATGAACTGGGCATTACCTACCATAAGAAGCCATACGCGTTTGCTAAGGGTTGGGTAGCGGTTCACGGGGATGAGCAAGGGATTAACCCTAATGCAGGCCTTACAGCCCTCTCAGCGGCCCGTAGACACGGTTTAAGCGTGGTTTGCGGACATACTCACAGAGCAGGCCAATCGGCCTTTACAGAGGCTTCTGGGGGCAAAATAGGCCGTATCCTGCGTGGTGTCGAAGGTGGGCATTTGATGGATGTACGCAAGGCTGGTTATACCAAGGGAACTATGAACTGGCAGCAGGCATTTATCCTGGTTGAAGATAGCCAAGTAACCCTAGTTAACCTAGAAAAGGATGGAACCTTCGTGGTTCACGGAAAGCGCTATGGCAGGCCTCGATGACTTTCCTGATCTAAATCGTTCGATCGATGATCACGTAGACGAGGCAGAATTGTTACCATATCGTTATCAAAATATGCTAGGTAAGGCCAAATAGGCGTGCAATGATTATCCCAAGAAGCCAGAAACTCTGGTAGAACGGGAGCAACAAAATGAGCCAAGCATCACACTATGTAAAAGTACAACTTGCAGACGGCAAATCTTTCAACAAGTTTTACGGCAATACTGGTGAAGCCGATATTGCCTGCCACTTGCAGGATTACAAGCTAGATGGCGAAAGATATGGAATTAAAGTAGTAACAGTATGGCATCAGGATGGTTCGATCTGCCCAGAATGGGCGGTGGCATAATGACTATCTACGAAATCGGCTTTTTAATGGTCGGCTGGTTTTTTAGCTGCATCTTATTTTATTCGATGGGTGTGAACTCAGGCTATGTCGAAGGTCGCCGCGCAGTCCGCGAATACTATGAAAAGCGCGACAAGGTGCGATCATGAAGCATGCTGAAATCTTACAAAGTGCTACAGACTTATACCAAGACCGGGGACTTAGTTACGGTCACCCGACTGACAATATGGCAAGAGCAGCAAGGCTCATCAGCGCCTATCTGGAAATGCCAGTTGAGGATTATCAAGTTGCGGTCATACTTTCGCTGGTCAAAATTGCCAGAAGCATCGAAGACAGCCAGAAGATCGATACCTGGGTCGATGGAGCCAGTTACCTTGCAATCGCTGGACAACTAGCTACAGAAAAGAGTGAGTTATATGTTTAATTTAGAGGATTATGAAACAGTCGAAGAACGCCTAGCCAAGTTTTGGAAGGAACATCCTGATGGTCGAATATCTACTGAGGTCGTTGAGCATACTCTTCAGCGGTTTATCGTTAAGGCTTCTATCTTTAGAACTGAAGTGGATGCACACCCTTGGACTACTGGCTTTGCTGAGGAAACCGTATCTACGCGAGGAGTTAATTCTACGTCGGCGCTTGAGAATTGCGAGACAAGTGCGATTGGTCGTGCTTTGGCTAACGCGAATTATGCAGCGAAAGGCAAACGCCCTTCTCGTGAAGAAATGGCAAAAGTCAGTCAGGCGCAGCCAAAACCGTTTGCTGAGAAGCTAAGCGACAAGATCATTACTCCTGTAGAAGATGATCCTTGGACTGTTAAAGCCGTAGAACCTGCTCCAAGTGCTGCTGATGCAGTTGCGCTGGTTCAAGAGGTTCTAGGCGCTACTAAGGTCGATAAGGACATTCCTCATTGCAAGCATGGTGAGCGTGTATGGCGTACTGGTAATAAGAACGGTAAAGCCTGGGCGAATATGGGTTGTCCGTTAACACCTCAACGTCAAGAGACGTGGGCTGACATAGATAAGTGCGATCCGATTTGGTATGTCATAGACAACAACGGAGCCTGGAAACCTCAGGAGGCTCGCAAATGAGCAGCCTACAATTTATGAATCAAGATGGAGAATGGGAGTCATACCCAGATGTTGATGTTATCGAGCACTACAAGATTATCCGAGACACAGTAAAAGCTTCTGGTATTACTACTCGATGCTGCTTATGTAATCGAGAGTTTGATGTATCAGAAATTGTTATTACCGGGGGATCATTAACCACAGGATTTACCTGGTCATGCCCTGATTGCCACGCAGTAACGCTGGAGACTAATGTCTCAAAGTAGAAAGCATCGCGGCTTCAGAACGGAGCGCGTTGTAGCAGAATATCTGAGGCGCACATGGGAAGGCGCCTCAGTAGGTCGAGGCAATGGCCGCGATATCCTCAATGTCCCGTTCGACTGCGAGGTAAAAGCGCGTACAGGTCTCGATGTCTCGGGAACACTCCGCCAGATCAAAGCCAGAACAGATGAAAGCGGCTTATTGGGGTTTGCTTGCTTTCGTCTTAATGGTCAAGGCGAAAAGCCAGAGGAATATGTAGCAATGCTACGCCTTGGTGATCTGGTGGAGTTACTCGTAGCTGCTGGTTATGACAAGCGAAGAGATATAGTTAAAGAATCAGATATACAGCGATGTAAAGGATGCGGGGAATGGACACTAAATGACCAATGCAAATGGTGCGAGGAACAATAATGAGTTATTCGATTGGATGCATACCTGCCCATGTGGCTATTCGCTTAAGTCTGCCTATGGATTTCTCACCCAAAAGGAGATTAGCCGAATGATGCTAAGTCACATTGAGTCGATGCATGGCAAGGTTACATAATGCCGATCTATGAGTTTGAGTGCACTAATGATCGATGCGAGGCTAACTTGCGATATGAGAAGGAGTTTAAGATAAATGAAGATCACCTGGTTGAATGCGGTTTATGCCACGAGCCGATGCGTAAAATCTATAGCAGTTTCGGTATCCAGTTTAAAGGTTCCGGGTTTTATTCGACGGACAAGTAATCCGACACGCCGCTCTGAGCAGGACTTATGTCAAAGGTATTTGACCAAGGCGATACACTTCTCTGCTAGAAGCCCTCAAGGCTTCAGAGCAAGCCTGAAAGGCGTAGCTTGCTCGGTAGCAGTCGTTATTGGGCTATCTCTATCTATAGCAGGAGCCGATAGAGTAGAGGCTTCAATAGATGCAACTAAATCCCTAAAATCATTAGCTAATAAGCAATTAACTGATAAGCAATATAAATGCCATAACCAGATCGTATACAGAGAATCCACCTGGAGAATCGATGCAGTTAATGGGTCTCATCATGGCTTTTATCAAATGAGAAGTAAGCATATTAAAGGCAAGCCTTATGACTATCAGTTTTATATGTATTGGTACTACGTTGCTCATCGATATGGGATTACTAAGTATGATGAACCTAATTACTGCAAGGCATTACATCATCTAAAGACTAAAGGCTGGCAATGAGTTCATTAAGCAATACCGGGTCGAGTGCTAAGTGGCGCAAGCTACGAGAGTCGATCATTAAACGAGACGGATGTTGCCAGATGTGTGGTACTGAGGAACGATTAAGTGTTGACCACATAGTGCCACGCCATCTAGGTGGAGACGATAACCCAACTAATCTTCAAGTATTGTGCAGCAGTTGCAATAGTAGTAAGGGGGGTAGGTTTTTTGATAGGGGAAGGACAC